GCGGGGTTGACCGTCGCCAAGGGTCGAGATGTAACCCCTACGCTGCCTTAACCGGTGGGCAGCCTTTATCAGTACAATGACGCACGATGACGCACACTAGCGTACTGAGTCGTCTAGGGGTGGTGAGAGACCCAGCACGCGCAACGGCGCATTTTATTTAACTAAGGAGTCTCTTACGATGACATGGGGAAATTTCGGCGCCGCACCCGGCGCGCAGCCAGTAGTAAACCAGCCGGTCGGCGTGCAGCCTTTCGCCCCCGGCGTCGTAGGGCAAGTGCCCGGCCAGGCCGGTGCCACGCTCCCGCCCGTTTTTAATTCAAGCTACGAGTCGATCATGGCCGCCGTCTCTCGCGGCGAGGTCTCACTGAACCAGGTATACGCGGTGGCGGGCCTCGGCGGGATCGGCAACGCGAACGGCAACCCGACCCTGATGCAAGCGATCAGCCAGGGCGTGCCCCAGAACGGAACGAACGGGATCGGAGTTGTCTCCGGCCCCGGCATCGGCGCCGGCAACGGCGGCCCCGGCGCGACGCAGGTCTCCGGCAACGGCGGGCTAGGCTCGGCGGTCATGGCCGCGAGCGGCGTCTCTTCGACCAACTTCGGCGGCGCGCAGCTTGCGGACCCGAAGCAGATGGTGAATGCCCCGGCGGTTGCGCTGGCGTCACCCATCCAATACGGCGGGAATTGAAATGACACTCTACGGCTCAACCGACGGCATAGTAGTCGGCGCCCCGATCTCTCCGTCCTTCGGCGCACAGAACGGCATCACGGCCCCTGTGACAATCATGCAACCTACGCCGCCCACGCTGATTGGTGGGATGCAGGCGACCGGCGTGCAGATGACGGTCCTTGAGGCGCACTCGCGCGGGATCATACCGTTGAACGCGCAGATCTCAACCGTCTCCGGCCAGCCGGTGAGCGTCGGCATCAGCGCGCTGCAGGGCGACGGCGTCAGTTTTTTGGAGGCGCTGACATCCGGGAACGGGATGCAGGTGAACCTCGGCGTCGCGGTACCCCCGAACGCGGCCAACCCTAACTCGGTAACGACGATGGGCATCAACAACCAGATCTTCGTCGAAGGTATAGCGAACGCCAACGGCGCGCTCTCGACCGGCGTGGCGCCGACTAACACAGAGTCAGTCGTTTCAGCCCCGATGCCAGGATCGAACACGACCAACACTGTCGGACTGTTAACAGGAATCTATCAGGGATAATATCATGGCCGTCTACCCCGTCTATACCGATGAGCCGATCAACGGCAACATTATACTGTCATCGAACCGCTACATGGTCGAGTCGGTCTCCGACGGCATGGTCGCCGCCGGCGCGACGCAGGCGTCCGCGACCCCTATCACGAACGAGGTGAGCCGCTTCACGAATGTACCGCTCGGCACTGGAGCCTCGCTGCCTAGGGCTAAGCCGGGGGTGACGGTCTACGTCATCAACCACGGACTGAACTCGCTGCAGGTGTACGGCGCGCTGTACGGAGATTTTGGTCAGCCGATCACTAACGAGATCATCAACGACAAGACGTCGACGATAGGCGTCTCGCAGATGGTCAACTCGACCGTGCTTTACATTTGTACCACGTCGGGTATATGGTACACGGAAGGTCTCGCGACAGGGTTCGCCGGCGGTCTGCAGACGCTGACCTTCGCCACGATCCTGAACAATGCCACGAACACGCAAGCGTCGGGCACCTTGATCACGACCCAGATTGTTACTGTCAACAACACCAGCAACCCAGGCTCGGTTACGCTCCCGCCCGCAATTCCCGGCCTACAGATAACGGTGCGTAACACGCTTGCCACCAACGTCACCAACGTGTATCCGAGCGCGGGCGGCACGGGATCTGAGACCATCAACGGCGGCGCGGTGAACGCTCCGTACGTGATAACCGGCGCCGTCGGCACCACGTTCATTTGCTCCATCGCGGGCGCGTGGCTAACGGTACCTGTCGTACCGGCATAAAGGATAAAAATTTAATGACTATTTACGGAACTCCAGGCGGAACCCCGCTCAACATGAACCCCTTCCAAGGCACGCAGCCGGGCTCCCCCGTGCAGGCGACGTTGCAGCTAGCGAACCCTGCCGTGGGGATGTTTCCGCCCGGCTCGGACACCCGCAGCGGTGACACGATTATGGCGTCAATCTCTCGCGCGTCCGCGCCACACAACGTCAAGCTAATAAACACCCTACTCGGCGCAACGCCGGCCGGGCGCGCGCTGCTTGAGGTGATGGCGGACGGCGGCGCGCAGGGCACGTCGGTTAACCCCGGCGGCGGCGGGTTCGACACGATGAACGTCTCCGCGAACGGCGGCGGCGGCACAGGCGCGGGCGGCATGAACCAAGACCCCGGCAGCAACGCCGGCAGATCTTCGCAGCTTGCGACACCGCTCTCGGCGTCCCTTATAGCGACGGCGACCCCGGCACAGTACCAAGGGTAGACCATGACTAACCTTTACCCCAACTCTTCGATGCAGAACACGGCCGGCATGGGCGCGGGCCAGCCCGGCGGCGCCCCGGTCGGCACGGGCCTGATGCAGGGCAACCCGCAAGAGTCCCAGTTCCAGCCGAGCGGCGTCCAGCCCCCGGCACCGCTCAACCCGGTACAGCAGCTGCTCGGTACGCAGATTAGCAACGGGCAGATACCCGTACACACGCACGCGAACACGGTAGTGCTCGCGCAGCCGGGTACTGACTCGCTAATGGCGCAGATGTCTCGTGGCCAGGTGATCATGGCAGACTCGACCTACGGGCAGAGCGGGTTTATCCCGCAGAACGGCGGAGCCAGCCCGCAGGCTGTGACCCCGGCCGCAAATATTACCCAGCCCGTGCTCGCTCGCGTCGCGAGCGGGTTAGTCCTTCCGGCCGTTCCCGTTTACACAGGAACCTAGTGGCAGGGTCAGTATCCCCAGGGCAGACGCTCACCCCGAACTTGAACGTGTTTGCACACGCGGGTTTTGGAGGCGACACCTGGGGCGCGAACGGTGGCGGGCAGGTTGCGGTCGGCGGCGGCGCGACGGACCAGACCGGCTACGTCAAGCCAATAGCGATTACAATAGCCGACGGCGAGACGGCGGCGAACTACATACCGAGCGCCTTGCCGGTGACGGCGAGCACTATCGTGCGGACGGTGCTAGGTCAGGAAGGTGTTGCGTTACTTTCGAACCAGACGCTTGACAATACGCTCGCGGCTGGTGGCAGCAACGCAGGTTAGATTTTTCATGCAGAACGTACCTACAGAGGGTGCGTTTTGTTGCTTATCCGTTAATTAAATTGACGGCGTCGATGTTACTGCGCGCGAGCGCGAGGATAATTTCATGGCATATTTAGGCGTCTTCCGAGACGATATTTATAATTCTATTTCTGTGTTGGCTCAAACCCAGTACAACGCCACCCCGCAGCTATCCGGCACCGTGCTGGCCGCGTCACTGATCGGCGGAGCAGGCGACTGTTATATTGTATCTACCAGCGGCGTAGCTACAGCTATAGCATTTACAACTGACTCGGCGATCAACATCATTGCGGCGATTCAGATCGCGGTAGCGACGGCGTACAAGCAAGGTCTTGGCTCTTTCGCGGCCGGCGTCAACCCGCCGTCTGGTGTCCCTAACCTGTTTAACGTGAGCTGGAGCCTGGAAATTGTAAACTTAAACAATACCGCAGGCATTATCACGCTAACGGGCGGCACTGGCGTTACGATCAACGGTGTCAACACCATCGCAATCAGCTCGGCGCGGCAGTTCACGGTGACGGTCACGTCCCCGACTACCGTCGTGATCCAGAGCATCGACGCCTGGACTGTTACGGCGTAATTTTTAGATTTAATTAAAGAGGATTTTTCATATGAGTAAGAAAGGTTTCGGTAACGAAAAAGCAAACGAGCACGGCGAGAAGTATTTAAAGGGTCGCACCGCAGGCGTCGAAGATACGTACGGCGAGAAAGACAAGCGACTGCCGGGCAATCACGGCCGCGTAGCCGAGCGGACCGTCGCAACGGACAAGATGGACCAAAGCGATTCAGGGTCCTTGCATGAAGAGCTAACGGAAAAGGCCCGGTCATTGTACCAAGACGCCGTCCACAACCGTGGCGACAAGCATGGCGATAAAGCTTTAACCGAGCGATAGTGCCAAGCAAGTCTCCCGCACAAGCGAAACTGATGAAGGCCGTCTCTCATGGGTTCAAACCCACGAGCGGCGGCCCGTCGGTTGCTGTGGCTAAGGAGTTCATGCACGCGGACATGCGGAAGTCCGCACACAAATCAAAAGAAGGTCGGTCCGATCACAAACGTGATATGAACGACTGGGCAGAAGGCAAGAGGAACACCCCATGATCGGTGACGCATTTGCGAAGGGCCGGCGCGGTAATACCTACGCCAAGGGCCCCGAGTTTAAGGAAAAAAATTCTGAAGGTAGAAGCTTCAAGCACGTAGCGGGACGTAAGTCAGCCGCAGACCATGCGAGTCACGGCGGCGGCGCTAAAGAGACGTCGAAGGTCGCCAAGCGCGCACGAGCTACTGCCGGACCGAAGTACGACACTACGGACCGACAGGCGCCGCACAAACAAAAAGAGCGCAAGGAAGTTAGGCATATCGACCAGGGACAGATCTTGAACGAGTGGACGCAAGGTAAACGTAAGGATTACAAGTAATGGGCGTAGATACAACTTTCCAGCCGAAGACTGCTACCTACGTGGTAGACAGCTCGGCCGCAGTTACGATAGATGCTCGCCAGAACGGTGTTTCGTCGTGGCGCATCCGCACCGTCGGCGCCGCCGGTACCGGCAGCGTGTCTGGATACATTAAATGGGCGCAAGGCGCTACCGTACCGACCGCGACCGTTGCGCCGGCTGTCGGTGCCGTGATGCTGAACCAGATAGGCGTTCCGTCCGGGCAACCGGTCTACATTGAAGGCATTGGCGCTTGGCTGACGTTCATCGGTAACGCCACGTTCGCTAATAGCTCGCTTGAAATTACAGGCGGACAAGGAGGCTGTAGTGGCTGATATTGCACCTATGCTCGGTGCCATTCTTGGCATCAGCAAGACCCCGAAGGGTCAAGATAAAAAGCGCGCCGTGAAGCCGAAGACCAAGAAAGGTCGCGGCGATCATAAGGTCACGGGCGGAGAAAGTTCGGTTACCGAGCCTGCGCAGCAGCACGGCGAGCTGGCGTCTTATAAAGCGCCGGAGCCATTGTCGGACAAGAAACTCGCTAGAGAAACCGCGAAGGGCTCGTTGCGCCGAGCAACCGACGACTGGGTCGAGGGCCGCATCAGCACGAAAGAGCATAAGGCTGTGCACGAACGCACGAAGCACGTTCTTTCGGGTAAGAAGCCGCACGAGTTTCGTGGTATGAGTGGTGAGCGTTCATTCAAGAAATTGAAATGATCATACTCTCTCAGATCCGTCTCGGGATGTGCTACTGCGTTATACGACTTGATAGATCTTGGAGATAGTCTGTGCCAATAGGTAACAGGTATCTTCAGGGTCAGCCCGTTCTCCCGTACGCCAACGTCAAGGCGTACCCGAGCACGGACATGTTCTTAGATTTACAATTTATCGATCACACGAACACGCCCGTCGTCCCTACCTCGGTATCTATCGAGATCGACGACATCACGAACAGCGTTATTCTGTTTGGTCCTACCGTGTTGACGGCGGCTGGCGTTGTCGGGCCACCTATTACCTACGGAGCCTTTGCGTCGTCCATGACGTTGCAGGTAGGGCCGTCAGTGTGGACTATGACATACCCGTACGTAGGGTCGCAGCTGTGCCAGGTCGGTATGCAATTCACGGCCATAGACTCGGTTACGGGTCAACCGTTTACGTCGACCTCGATTATAGCAGTTATTGAATTATGCGCCCTCGCATCGGTGAGCGGCCTCGCGTATTAATTTTTAAATTTTTTTCGTATGTGAGGTACGATCATGACTATCGAATTTAGACAGAAATTAATGAATGATTTAGTGGCGGTGGCGCTCCTGGATAAGGTTGAGAGTATAATTAAGCTGCCAGATTGGCAGCGCATCCTGCGCGGCGAAGTCGTCGCGGTCGGGCCTGGACGGATGCTCCCGCTCGGCGAGCGTGCTCCTATGGAGTGCAGTGTAGGAGACAAGGTCTCCTTTTCGGCCACCGCCGGCATGGACAGTCAGTACGGTATCGGTAAAGCGATCCGTATTATGAGGGACTCGGACATTGATTGTGTGGAGACGTCATGATCCTCACGCCCGAGCTAGAAGACGTCGCGCAACGCGTTCATATTTTACGCGATAGGGTTCTAGTTAAAATTCTGCCGTACGTAAACCCCCACCTGCTAACGCCTGGGGTAGAGATACATAAGGCGGTAGTTGTCGGTGTCGGCTACGGTCGACGCCAGCGACGCAAGACCGCGTTTAAGCAAGAGATGGACGCCGGCGCTCCTGTGATCGGCCCCGGTGGCAAGGTCATGAAATTTACGAAAAGCAATCTTTCGAACCGCACGCTGTGGTTTGAAGATGGCATCGAGACAGGCGCGATAATTCCGATGACGGTGAAGCCTGGCGATGTAGTAGAGTTTAGTTTTAGAAATATCACCATTGTGGATTTTGACAGAATCGGATTTCACGGCATCGGTGAGCTAGCCTTTATATGGCAGCAGGCGATCTATTCGGTAGACCCAGACGAGTCTTTAAACGAGTGCCTGATGTGGCAACAGAGCGCGGGGCACGACCGAAAAGGGAACTTTATGTCAGGGGCAGAAGACTGGAACCGAGCGTGAGCGACGACGTAACCCAGAACCCCAAACACTCCTGGGGTAAGTGGCCGAAGATCAACCCGGAAACCGTAGCGCCACTGCGCGACGACAAGCCGGACTTATACAACCACCAGCCGACGCGTTTTGTTTCTAAAGATGAGGCGAAAGGGCGCGGCTGGAAACATTTTTGGACCGGGGAAGTATGCGTTACCGGCCACCGCGCTGCGCGCTACGTATCGAACGTCAGCACCTGCGTTGATTGTGTACGGATCGAGAAGGGCCTGCTACCTGTATACGGTAAGGGCGTCCCTGAACTAGAAGCAGCTAGGAAACGCAACTACACACAGAAGAACACGCCTACCGTTACCGGACCGTTGCAGCCCAGCTCCGCCGAGAAATTATTTCTTACGAAATATGCGGAGCTGAAAGACTTCGTTCTTGCCGCTGAAGCGTGCGGGCGCAGCGAAGCAGAATTTTTGGCGATCTTGAGCTGGAACGCGACCTTTCGCGACGCAGTGAACCGCCTCGAAGAGAGTATAGGGATAACCCATACGCAGCAGATAACAGAATTTTTTGATTGGACCGAAGACAAGCGGCGCAGTTTCTTAATCACGTACGCCAACACGGCAGACATGACGAAGTCGCTGCGCTCGGTAGGCGCCACCAACGTGCAGTTCCATAAGGAACTATCCGACAACGGAGATTTTCAGAGAGGGTTCGAAGATGCGAACCAGATAGCGCGGGCGGTTTTTGACCACGCCGCCGCCGCGTCTGCCACGAAAGGCGACGCACGAATGTTAGGACGTATCGCAGCTAACTTTTTTCCCGAGAAATACGGCGAGAACCTAAAGATGGATCTCAAAGTAACTCAGAACCTCTCAATGGACCAAGCACATGCCCAACTTACCAACCTCATATCAAGATTTGATAGACAGGGTCTACTCTCCGCTGCCGGAGAAGATGAAGAACTTGTTGAAGAAGCAGAATATAAAGTCCTTGAACCTGCGCGAAACAACGCAGTTGATCCAGATCCTGAGCCAGAGAGCGCAGACTCAAGACCAGACCCAAATAGTGACCTGGTTTCAGGATCCTAGCGACCACCCATCGTTAAAGAACTGCCCGCTGGGCAGGGAGCACTACCCGAAGCAGATGAACTTTTTTGCTTTGGAGTTGGTCGACGACGAGATAGCACTTTTTGGTGGGAATAGAACGGGTAAGACGCACTGTGGCTGCTTTGCGGACACACTGCACCTTACCGGGCTGTATCCTGACTGGTGGCCGGGCAGAAGGTTCGACCGACCTATCAGTATGTGGGCGGCGACGGACACCGCGAAGAACACGCGCGACATTTTGCAAGAGAAATTTTGTGGGACGCCGGGCATGGAGCACAAATACGGTACCGGGATGATCCCTGGAGACCTTTTGGTGCGTAGAACGTCGAAGCACGGCCTCGCAGACTCGTTCGAGTCGGTTTACGTTCGGCACGTATCCGGCGGTCTATCAACACTGCAGTTTAAGTCGTACGATCAAGGCCGAGAAGCCTTTCAAGGTACACGCCAGGACCGGATACACCTGGACGAGGAACCGAAACTAGAAATTTACGCCGAATGTAACATGCGTCTTATGAGCACGGTACCCGGAGAGAAAAACGGCACGCTAATTCTAACGGAGACCCCGCTGTTAGGGGTCTCTGACCTGATGATTACCTTCATGCCGGATTTGTCGCCTGAGCCAGACGCCGCGCCGACAGAATCATGGGACTTGGAAGAAGAGGGGATAGTCATCGATGAGTAGATCAGGCAAATCGGCGGTATTTCTTGATATGGACGACGTCCCCCATTTGAGCGATACTGAAAAGAAGAAAATTTTAGCGAGCGTCCCGCCCTGGCAGCTTCAGGCACGTAAGTCTGGCATACCGGGGCACGGCATCGGTGCGATCTACCCGATACCTGAAGACGTAATGTTGATACAACCGTTCGACATCCCGGCACACTGGCCGCGCTCGTACGGGATGGATCCAGGCTGGAACTGCACCGCGGTGGTCTGGTTCGCCTGGGACATCGACAATGGTTTTAAAGACGCCGCCGGCAACCAACGGTACCCGGCGATAGCGTATGATGAATACTATCGCGGCCAGGCAGACCCGGCCGTACATGTCGCAGCGATTAATCGTCGTGGCTCGTGGATCAACGGCGTGATCGACCCTGCCGCGCAAAAAGCGCGTGGCACCGACGGCGAGCTGTTGATTGACACGTACTGCAATCTAGGGCTAAAGGTCAGCAAGGCCGACAACACGGTCGTGACCGGATTAATTCAGACCTGGGACATGCTCTCGACGCAGCAACTGCGTATCTTCAACACGCTGACTAATTGGCGCAAAGAAGTTCGCCTGTACCGTCGCGACGAGAAAGGTAACATCATTAAAAAGAACGACCACTTAATGGATGCTACCCGATACAATGTAATGAGCGGCTACAGCGTGGCGAAGGCACCCCCCGCGAGCGAAGGCGGATTGCCCTGGTTCCAGTGGGGTCCAGAGATGGCGTCGAACGGTGGCGTGTGGAGTGGTTAAAACCTATCGAAGAGATAGAGAACGAATTCCGCCGCCAGGGGACGTTTTTGTTGGCTGATATTAACAGCAGGAAGCTATGGTTCTTCGGATACAAAGACCAAGCCACCATCAATAAAATGATGGACTCTATGAAAGGGCGCTGTAATGAGATGGTGAATTTTTTAATCGCGCGTGCGAAAGGGTGAGACCAGATGAGCGTTACGTTTAAGCTAGTACATGAAGAGGGTATACGCCTGCGACAGCAAGCGGCCCATAAGACAGAGCAAATAGACGAGAAAACAAAGATCTTGTCTACACATGTCGATTGGCGCTTCGTGAAGCGTCCGGCATCTGACGGAAAAATTACCGAAGATTGTCAGCAAGACGAAGACTCTCGGCGCGTCGATTCAAGCGGCCGAAAGGCGCAGCTAGGTACGTACACCGTACACGTCACGTCCGGCATGAATAATCTAGTCGTAGAACGCAAGGGTAAGGTCACCCCGTTCAACTTCAAGAACCCGTCGATTCGCAACCAGGTCCGCGTCCAGTATCAAACGCTGGTCGAGTCTGGTCGCAAAACCAAAGAAGGGAAACCCGTGCACGAATGGAAGAACGATGGGGCAGCGAAGTATATTCCGCCCAACACTTTTGACGGGGTCTTTATTGGAGATAATCAGCGCGCTATCGTAGACGAGATACCTACATAATATGAGCGGAAATTCTGGCGACAATTGGGATCTAATAGGGAACGTACCAGGGCAATCTGGCACGCTCCCGAATTCGCCCGGCTTCGAGATAGAAGACGACGACGCGCTATTGTCGCGTATCCGTAATTTTCATGACGACGGTGTCGGTGCGTGGGAAGAAAACCGCCGAATGCACTCCGAAGACTTGAATTTTATCTACAACGCAGAGGCTATGGGTCAGTGGGATCCGGTCGTTCTTCAGAACCGCCGCGGCAAGCCTTGCTACACGTTCAACCGCTGCCTGCAGCCCGTGAACATGGTAGTCGCCGACATGCGACAAACGCGCCCTTCCGGCAAGGTTCGTCCGGCATCCGACGGCGCGTCTGAGGCAATTTCTGACGTGTTCGGCGGTTTGTGCCGCTCCATCGAGCAGTGCAGCCGAGCGGACCAGATCTATAAAGAACAGTTCAAGTTCGCCGTCGCCGGCGGCTTTGGTGCGTGGCGCATCATGCCGACCTACATGCAAGACGACGGCAAGGGCGCCTTCGACCAGGTGCTACGCGTACTCAACATCGCGAACCCGCAGACGGTGGTATGGGATCCGCAGTGCGCCGACGCGTGCGCGGCCGACGCCAACCGCTGCATCGTAGCGGAACGTATATCTGACGACGTCTACGACCAACTATACCCCAACGGCAACCGATCCAGCTTCAACATGTCACGCGACAGCTACGGCTGGTTTACTGACAAGGAAGTTCGCATCGCCGAATACTTCGAGCGCGTGCCGCGTGAGAAATGGATCGCTAAGATGACCGACGGTAGCGTGCGCGAATACGACGCCGACCTCAAGGCAACCGAAGCGCATTTAGAAGATCACGGCCTCACGTTCGAGAAGAGCAACGTTACCCGTATTGCTAAAAACAAGAAGACCGGCGAAAAGATGATCCGTAAGACCACCAAGTGGCAGATTATGTGGGTGAAGGTTGACGGCTCCAACATCCTAGAAGGTCCGTTTTATTATGATTGGAAGCGTATCCCGGTCGTGCGATGTCCCGGACGCTACATCAATATCGAAGGCCGTAAGAAATTTCAATCACTAATACGCCATTCCAAAGACGCGCAGCGCAGCTATAACTCCAGAGCCTCGGACATGATCGAGCGCAGCGCGCTTCTGCCGAAGGCCCCGTACCTCGTTACTGAAGCCATGATCAAGGGCTACGAGAACGAGTGGAACCAGGCCAACGTCGCCTCTCGCCCATACCTACCGTACAACGTCGACAAGAACGCAGAAGGTGGAATGCCGTTCCGTACGCCTCCGTTAGATTTGCCGCAGGGCGCTATGGCGCTTGCGCAGATGTCAATCCAGGACATACAGGCTACGATAGGGTACTTTGACCCCGCGCTCGGTAACTCGGAAGACATGAACCGCGTATCCGGCAAGGCGCTCGTACAACACACGAAACGCTCAGACCTAGGCAGCTTCGAATTTATTGACGGGTTCAGCTCCGCGCTGCAGCTCACCTGGGAAATGTTCGTAGACATGATCCCGACCGTTATGGACTCGGAACGTGTCGAGCGAATCATCGGTCACGACGGTATCGAGAAGATGGTCACGATCAACCAGGAAGACCCAAACACAGGCGACATCATGAACGACCTGTCGGAAGGAACGTACGACGTTGAGGTCACCATAGGCCCGAGCTTCCAGTCCGCTCGACAAGAAGCGCTAGATACGCTTATATCGTTTGCAGAAGCAATGCCGCAGAATGCGCCCGTGATCGCAGACTTGATAGCTAAGAACATTGACTCGCCGGACGCGCAAGAGATGGCGAACCGGCTCCGTATCCCGCTAATCCAGCAGGGTATAATTCAACCTACCGAAAAAGAGAAGCAGGCCGGCGTCGGTACTCCGACCCCGCAGCAACAGCAACAACAACAACAACAACAGCAGTTGCAGCAACTACAAACGCAGCTTCTACAAAGCAAGACCGACAAGATGGGGGCCGACGCCAAGATCGCACAGTCCCGCGTTGAGTCTAGCCCGATGGAGCAACAAAAAATCCAGTATGCGACCGCCGGCAAGCACCTAGCGAACATCAAGCTGGCGCATGAGATCGGCGCCGATCAACAAGAGAAGCAGGCCGACCAACAAAAGCAACAGACCGACGCGCAGTCCGCGCAGATGGATCTTGCCGCCAAGCACGTTGGAAATTTGCAGAGCCTAACGCACGCTGCCCAGCAGCACCAGCAAGGACAGACGATAGCGCACGGGCAGGCCGTAGGCGACGAGCAACGTACGCAGATGCAGGCTGAGGCCGAACATAATCGCGTACAGCAGCATCACTATGCAGAGATGCAGCGTACCTCGGCAGCGCACGACGCTGAAATGCAGCGCATGCAGATGAAGCACGCGATGTCGTTGAAACATCAACAGGAGTTGAACGAGCAGAAGATTGTCGCCGCTAAGGCGATGGCCGCTGCTAAACCAAAGAAGCCTAAAACGGCTACTTAATTTTGATCTGTGTGAGAACCGCCTCGTGTAAGCGTATTACATGTAATAGGAGATCTATATGAGTTTTAGCCGAGCAGATTTGGACAATTACGAAAAACAAACGCCGAAACAGGTTGACGACAAGGTCAGCCCTTTTCGCGGTGCTACACCAGCCCGCGCCGCTGACGCTGCCGCAGTGGCTGCAGTAGCCGCAGGCAAAGTTGACGCCACTCCGGGAGGCACAGCTGCAGATGCAGCCTCGGATAGTTTAGTTAACGACGACGCCCTCATCGTTGACGAAGATGGGACACTCGGCGACCCGACCGATTCGGGTGAGGGGACTTCGGACGAAAGAGCGGATTCGTCCACCGCATCCGCCGATCTCAGCGGCGAATCGGATCCAAACACGGATTTAACCAGCGAACAAGGTGACGAAGAGGCGACACCTAACGCGCGGCCAGCTCCGAAGAAAGGATCTGCTGAGGAACGCATAGTAGAGCTAAACGACTTGCTCGAAGGCACAAAGATATTTGGCAAGCACATGCAGACCCAGCTTAAAGACGCACTGTCCGAGCTGGAACGGTTGAAGGGCGGAGGTTTACCCACCGCCACGCAAGCCATAGCTGCACAGGCTCCTCCTGTTGTAGAAGACGAACCAATGCCGGATTTAGCAGATTCGGATATCGCCTTCGATAACGACAAGTATCGAGCCAAGATGCAGAAGTGGTCACGAGACCAGGCAAAGATCGCTGCTCGCGAGATAGTTCGCGAGATGACTGGTGCAGATGAAGCGCAGAAGCGCAGAGCAGCAGTTGAAGAAAAAATCGAGAAGTTCGCAAAGGCGCACCCCGATTACAAAGCGGTCGTGTCTGAGAATCCGGTATTGGCAGCCCATCAGTTGGCACCAGACGCCGGAATCGCTGTCGCTCAATCCGAGTTCACTGGACGATTGTTATATAAGTTTGGGAAAGATACTGCCCTTGCGATCCGCACGGCCAAGCAGTCTCCGGCCCAGCAGCTTATGACTATCGGCAAGATGATCAGAGATATTGAGAACGAAGATCGTGTCTCTTCTAAGTCTAAGCAGAACGGAAATGGCTCTCAGCCCGATGCGCAATTAGGGCAAAAGAAGTCCATCACTCAGGCGCCTCCTCCTCCGCGGACCACACCGGCCGGCGGACGTTCCAACGAACGAGACATTGTCGACCCTAATATGTCGATGGATGAATTCGCTCGGCGGCACAGAGGAAGCAAACAGTCAATTCGCGAGACTGCTCGGAAAATGCGCGGATTGAACTAAAATAAAATCGGAAAGGAATAATGGCTAACTCACTAATCACCGCTCAATGGGTTGCACGCAAGGCTCTCGTCTTGTTGCACGCCAAGAGCAACTTCACGGGACGAACAAACCGTGACTACCAGAGCTTGCTGCCCGGCCCCATCAACGGGGTCATCTTAGGTCAACAGCTCTCGATCCGTCTGCCGTTCCAATACATGCTACGTACTGGACCGCAGATGAATGCACAAAACTCGGTACAACGATTCGCTACCCTGTTGGTCAACCAACAGCTCGGTGTCGACATCAACTTCACTTCGGTGGAGCGTGCCATGTTGTTGAACAACTTCGAAGAGCAAGTGCTCGAACCTGCTATGGCGCGTCTTGCGGCCGGCATCGAGAACTTCACTACGGGTCAAGTTAACAACGTACCTAAGTACACGGGCGCCTTCAACACCACAGCAACCTACGATCAATTGCTTCAGAACGAGCAATATTTGACGGAAGCTCTGGCTCCTGAAGATGACCGGCGTACTTTCACGGCGACCCCGCAAACTTCGCGGTACTTCGTGCGTGACAACAAGGGTCTATTTAACCCCGAGTCCACGGTCTCTGACCAGTGGTTAGAGGGTGTGATCGCTGACAAGGCGGCAGGCTATGTCTGCTTCCGCAACACGAAGCTGCCGACACACGTCTGCGGCGCGTTTAGCACGACCGCGGCCCCCGTAGTTAACGGTGCCGGTCAATCCAACCCTGGCGCGGGTAACGCGTTCGTTTCTACCTTCACGCTGAACACCAACGGCTGGGCTGCAGGTGTAACCACCTTAAACGCTGGCGACGTGATCAGTATTGCAGGCGTGAACGAAGTCGACCCTGAGACGAAGGCGTCCCTTGGCCGTCCGAAACAGTTCGTTGTGACTGCGACCATCAGCGACACCGCTGGCGCGATTTCGATTCCGGTTGCTCCCGGCATCATCACTGGCGGCGCTTACCAGAACGTTGATAACGTTCCGGCTGCGGGCGCTGTAATCAGCGTCTTCGGTCAAAGCGGCGCGGCTGCTATTGCCGCTCTCAACGGTGCCTTAATCAAGCAATCGCTTGGCTGGTACCGTGACGCGATTGTGTTTGCAAACCCCCCGATGCTAGACCTCAGCCCCCTCGTCAAGATGACGGCTGCGGAAGCGTTCGAAGGGTACAACATACGCTTTGCGCAACAATGGGATCCGTCTAACGACGTGCTCCCGGCTCGTCTCGATTCGATTGTCGGCGCTGTACTCGCTTATCCCGAGTTAGCTGTGCGAAACATCGAAGTCGCGTCGGCTGCTTAATCCATAACCACAAAGGAAAACGAAAATGGCTAACATTCAAGTTGGTTACGGTCACGGCGACGTTGCTGGCATTCCGTTCGATTTTTACGGCGGCGCGACCCTGGTAACAGGGTCAACCATCACGATGCAGACAGCTCAGTTGGTGGTAGCACCTACTGGTACGCTGGCTACTCTGGTGGTCAACCTACCGTTGAACCCGGTCGACGGATGCTGCGCAGAAATTAGTTCTACGCAGGTCATCACGGCTTTGACTGTGAACGCGAACACTGGCGACGTTGTCGTCAACGGTGTTCTCGGCGCGGCATCGACGATTACACCTACCGCGCAAACAGGCGGATCGGCTATATCGACGATCAAATACAAGTACACCCTAAACGGCTTCCAGCCCGCCAGCGGTGCAGCGGTCAATCCGCGTACTTGGATACGCGTGCAATAAAAGAAGAAATAGCGCCGCCGCCCTCACCCGGTAGGCGCTAGCGGTGAACGTCCACCCATTTAAGCAGACGTGACACGCCGGGAGAGACCGGCACTGAATTTTAACAGAGAGGCAACGTGGCTCAGACAAACCAGCAGATCATCACCGAGTCTTTTCAGATTCTTGGCATTGTACGCGAAGGGCGGCAACCTACGCCTACGCAGTCTGCCAACGGGATGACGATCCTTAACGACAACCTTCTAACGCAGATGCGTGACGGTTGGGGAAATATCAGCTGGTACCCGCAAACTATCGCGCAGCTGAACAACATAGCGCCTCTCAGAGACGAAGACATCGCCGACGTTAAGTACATCCTGGCCGGGTGGATCTCCGCACGGTACGGCGTTACTATCGCGCCGTCGATGGACAATGAAGGTTTTGATTTAGGTAGCCTAATCAAGGGCGCTATGCGCCGCCTGACCAAGCGCTATTTGCGGTTTACCGAGTGCGATCTCGGAGAACTGTCGCGCCCGGCCGGAGGCCCGTGGGGCGGGCCAGGGTTTGGTTTATAGTACATGGGGCAGGCTGAGCAGACCACGATACCGCTTCCGATTGCTTCGTACCAGCTGGCTGACCTCCGGGCCGGCGCTAAGCGGCTGATCGGGTGCTACCCGGAGCCTGCGCTGCAGTCGCAGCCCGACGACATCAAGGACCAGCAGCCGGCGAGCCTTCGCCGGTGGCCGGGTATCACGACGTTCACGCCGAGCGGGCTAGTAAACCCTCTGCGCGGGCTGTGGGAGATGGCCGGCGTCGTGTACGCCGTGATTGGGTTCGATCTTTTTACGGTGAACAGCCTGGGCGCGTTCACGCTCGTTCCCAGCTCGGTCGGCGGGATTATCGGCAACGGGTTCGTGCGGATGACGGACAACGGCGCGTGCCTGGTTATCCTGGTACCCGGCACCGACATATGCTACACCTACACCCCGTTCGCTGGCGGTGGCGGCGTGCAGCAGCTTACCAGCACGTTCTTTTTCGCGCTGGGCGGCGCTATTGATTGCTGGTTCGTCGACAGCTACATCGTGTTTCTGGCGAACAACAACAACGGCAACGGCTCGTATACATTTTTTAACGACGACGGCCGGCAGGTGTCCGGCAACGCGCAGATCACCTTCACCACCGCCGCCTCGTTTAACCGGCAGTTCGGTACCGACCCGTTCTTCGGAATGTGCGTGGACCACCGCGAGGTCTTAATGTTCGGCTCCCGCTCGTCGGAAGGTTTCGTAAACACGGGCAACCCGACCGGCACGCCCTTCAGCGCGGCGTCAGACACGTACATGCCGTACGGCGTCCACCCGAGCTGCCCCTACAGCATCGCGCTACAAGATAACTCAGTATTCTGGGTCGCCAACGATCTGACGGTACGGCGACGCGTGGGGCAGACTCCGACGCGCGTCTCGACGGCCGGCGTCGAGGCGGTGCTCTCGAACGCGAACAAGCTGGGGCTGCTCCCTGGCATATACGCACTGTCGTCCCCGGCCGGCGGGCCGACCTGGAACGGCCACCCGTTCTACATTCTGACGATACCGCTCGCGGAGCGTACGCTCGTTTATGACTGCGTGACGCAGCAGTGGTTCGACCTGGTGTCGGTACTCAACGGGCAAGAAGTTCAGTACCGCGGGCTCTCGTATTTGAACGCGTTCGGCAAGCAGCTGATCGGCGACTCGGTGAGCGGCACCATCGGGTACCTGGACGACACCGTACAAAATGAATTCGGGAACGTGAACGCGCCGGTCGTGTGCGCGTTTACGACGCAGCCGCTCTACAGCGGCAACAACCGTTTAATCGTGCGCCGCGTTGAGGCGGTAATAACGGCCGGAGCCGGGCCTACCCCCGGCGTCGCGCCTAGAGTCAACCTGCTGCTCTCGGACAACTGGGGCAAGACGTTCGACGTGTCGGGCGACGACTCGCAGACGCTCGGGCTTCCGGGCGACACGTCGAACCGGGCGCTCTGGTGGAACGTCGGACAATACTACAGCCTGGTGATGCAGTTCCGCGTGACGGACGTGTCGCCGACGTTTACGGTAGACGTGACCGCGACGGTCGAACCCTGCAAGTGGTAGCATGGCTATACAACTAAAATCAAAGCCGGGAATTACCGGCGCGACCGCGCTCTCGATTCCGCAGGACTGGGACGCGGTATGGTTCCGCAACTTCATCAACAACTTATTGAAGGGGTCGGACGTCCGCAACGCGGTCGGCGCTAACGGTATCTCGGTGACGGGAAGCATCGCCAGCCCCTACGCGACGATAGGGTTCGCTGCGCCGGTAACGCTTCCGGGCCCGGTCACGATAATTACAACTTCTGGAAACTCTGGATTAACTATAACTCCCACGACTACCTCGCAGATTCCAGGCATACAAATAAATAATTCGGCAGGCGCTCGCACGTTAGAATTATTATACGTTGGGGCGGGAAGTGCCGGAGTTTATGGAGCGCCAGCTAATTCTAGCGTAATCAACGCAAGTTCTACGGGTGTCGGGCTAACAATAGCCACGGGTGATACTGCCAGAATTTTTGTAAATTCGGCGGGCAACGTAACTATAGCCGCCCCCTCTAGCGGCGTGCTTTTGACGCTCAATGCAGCTACCGGTGCAGGTAACTTCCCGTTGTCTCTTGTAACTATAGGGATTAGCGACGTTGGTCTTTTAATGAGCGCAGTGGCAGGCGGACAATCTGCGATACAATTTAATGCTGGCGGCAGCAATATAGGGTTTATTGGTACGGTAGG